TTTGGGGTTGGTTGGCATTCACCTTGGTGTCTGTAGCGTTGGAAATGAGGAGAGAACAGCATGGTACGAAAAGCCTTGTGGATGGCGATGAGCACGGTATTGGTGTTGGCCTTGCTGGCCGTTCTGATGCCGACCGATCGTCCGGTTGTGCCCAGTGAGATCGAGGTTCTAATCCAGCCTTATGCCGATCAAATCGGCCCACCTACTGCGGTGACGTTTAGCGGCGCCGAGGTGTACGTGTGGTGGGGGGATGACGCCCTGGTGCTGAGACGTCAGGGGCGTTGGTATATTGCCGGCTTTACTGCACGCGGGGAGAGCAAGGTGCCCCCGTTGTACGTAGCACTGATGGTGCAGAGCGCCCGAGAGAAGCAGAGGCAGGGGACGTGGCAGGCGAGGCCGATTGCGCCTTGGAGCGAAACGGTCGTGATGCCCGATGAGGCCCTGCATCCGGAGGTGAGATAATGGCTGTGAAGTTGAGCAAGAATGCCAAGAAGAATGGTCCTGATGTCTTTTACTGCCAGTGCGGTGGAGAGGTCCGGATGATCAGTGTTTACAATAGAGGGAAGTTGCAAACCCAGGCCCGGTGTAAGCGGTGCAACAGGGTTGCCCGGTTCCCGAGGGAGCTGGCATGATCCAGGTTCTCGTGGGCAACGGGTGGCACAAGGTTGAAATCATCGGGGTTGGTCGTCGGGGATGTACGGTGCTGTGGAAAGACGCGCCCGTCCGGGTGCCCTTTGCCCGTCTGCGCTGGGTGAGTGCCAACTGGTATGACAAGAGGCTGACATAATGGCACGGTGTTCGATCTGTGCACTGCCCGAGGATACCCTGGTCCAGATCAACAAGAAGATCCGGGACGGGAAGCCCGACCTGCACATAGCCAAAGAGTACAACGTCAGCCGTGATGCTATCCGCCGGCACCGGATAAATGAGCACCACGTACCGGCCGAGGACAAGGCCCTGCGCGAGGTGGCCAATACATTCGAGGTCGTCAAGACAGAACAGCGCGACGTAACCATGCAGGACGCTGTCAGTGCGATCCTGGCCAAGCTTGATTACTTCAATACGGTGTGGCTGGCCTTTATGGAGAAGGGAGCGTACAAGAGCGCTGTCGATGTCCATAAGGAGATCAGGCAGACTATGCAGTTGCTGTACAACCTCAAGGGTTGGCTCAAGACCGATAGCACCGTGGTCCAGGTACAGATTAACACGCAGCTGGACAGTGTGGCGGACAAGATCATCGCTGCCCTCGAACCCTATCCCGAGGCCTTGCGCGCTGTACGTGCCGCTATGGAAGGGATGAGGGACGTAACAGAATGAGCTGGATAGCCTTCGTGATTAGTTTTGTGGTTGCGTTTGTGGTGACTGCGTGGTTGACCCGGAGGAAGGCATGAGGAAACCCAAGATTACCATTGAGGACCTGATCCGATGGGAGGGCAGGGAGCCCGGTGGTGTAGAGCCCAAGCTGTTCGTGTCTGAGGTGATGTTCCCGCCCAATAGGCGATGGTTCAGTCTGGTTGAGTTGTCCCTGGACAGTGGTCTCTCTGAGGAGGCGAGCAGGACGTTGCGCGAGGCCCTGGAAAGCCCGTGTCCACTGCTAATGGATGAGAGCTGGAAGTGAACGAATTAGCTGACCGGATCCTGCAGAGGATAGAGGCCAGGGAGAAGATGCATCTGCCCGAGGGTTGGGTGTTGATCGGTGGTGCGATCGCCATGCCCCCGAAGTTGACTGCAGAACAGTGGATTGAGAGGCAAGAGAGTGAAGAACAGCCTGCTGCTGAGTAAGGACAATTACACGGTGAAGTGCATGCGTTGCAAGAGGGTGATTGCGCAGCATGGTAAGCACCCGAACGCGTCCGTATCCTGGAGTGTGTGTCCTGAGTGCATGATAGAAGAGGTGAGGGAGGAACCGAGGTGATTGTGCTGGCCGTGGCCGTGTTGCTGGCCCTGGGTACTGCAGCCGGCGCCGTAATGTTCGCCGTGTGTGAGATGATAGACCGTCGCAGGTGGCGCAAACTATAGCCCAGGGGAAGGACCGAAATGAATATACCGACAATCAAGCAGGTGTTAATTGTAGTGGCTGCTACTATCCTGGGTGGCGGCATGCTGGTGTTGCTGGGTGTGCTGTTGCCGGTGGTGGTGAGCGCAGTGCTGGCTGTGGTGCAGGCCGTAGTGCGGTTTGTGCAGCGCTTCGTACGGTGGCGCAGGGCGATCAAGGTGTGGCGGGCACAGAAGCCCAAGCTTGCAGAGGCGTAAACTATAGCCTGGTGGGCCCGTGTGCGCTCCCTGTTGGCGTGTGCGGTCAACCGCACAAAAGGACCGATTTCTACGTTTATCGTAATTGGGGGAATTGGTCACATATTTGGTATCACGGGCACATGGCCCACATACCATGTCACCACAACATAAGGAATTAAGTGTAACACTGCATAAGCCTGCAAAGCTGCTGCGATGTGTTGCGTGGTGATTCGTTCTGTTGTGGTGTGCGAATTGGTGCGAAAGGGGTCCCAGGGAGGGGGCCGGGGCCGCGGATCGCGGGACTCCCGTTCCATCCCAGGAGGCCATCCAGACGGATCATATAGACACATATACCCGGGTGCCAATTTTTTGAAAATCCCGGAATTAAATAATATAGCATACTGATATAGGAGAATCAAATGGCTGGAGCTACAGCAACTGTCATGAGAGAGCGAATCAAACTGCCCGAAAATCGGGCTCTGCAGGTCGTCACCGTCGAGTGGTTGTCAGACGATGCCGATGGCACATGTTCAAAAGATCTCGCCGCGGCGTTGGGCGAAGATGGCCTGTATGGGTTCCTGGACTGCGTGAAAACCGTTCCGGGCGCGCAAACCCCGAGTGCTGATTGGGATATTGCCCTGGAAGATGAAAGCAATGCCGACCTTGCCGGTGGGGGATTGGCGGACCGTTCTGCCACTGCCGCGCTAATCAAGCAATTTGCCGATCGCCCGCTTTTGCGTGGCGAAGTATCCATGGAGATCTCTGGAGCTGGTAACGCGAAGACCGGCACCGTGGTTCTGTACATTCTCGAGACGGAATAAAATCTCGACCTTTTCACCGGTTGTGTGATATCGTGTTGAGTGAAGGAGAAACACATGAAAAAGATCGTTCTGGTACTTGTGGTTCTGGTGCTTTTGTTCGGTGTCTTCGGATGCCTGAACTTGCCCCAGGCAAAGCCTACGACCATGGAAGAGGTGATGAAGGAGTTTCCTCCGTTGCCCGAGGAAGCGAAAGAGTTCATTCGGCAGGTTGTCGATTACGTCGGTCCTCCCGAGGTGTACGCGGATTTTCCGGTCATTATTTTAAAGTGGTACAAGGACGGTTTGTGCCTGCGCCTGATCATGGTGTATGACCCCGAGCTTGGATGGATGGGGTTTACCCGTCAAACCATAGCGTCCATGACCAAGGAAATGAAGGGCACGTCGTAAAGCAAGTACGCGCCCGTGCCCCGGGGCGCTATATAAAACGCGGGGACACTGCGCGGTAGCTCAGTCGGTAGAGCGGCTGGCTGTTAACCAGATGGTCGCAGGTTCGAGTCCTGCCTGCGCAGCTCCAAAGGTTCCTTCTGGCTGATAAGAACCCCAGGGTTCTCCGTGGTAGGTCAGGGGGTCAAGTCCGCGTGGTGTTAATGGCAGCATCAGAGCCTTCCAAGCTCATGGTCGGGGTTCGAATCCCCGTGCGGACTCTATGTGATCGGGTTACAGCCTCTACGGGTATGAGGTCAAGGACAAGGTGATGCGCACACCGTTCCGGTCACGTCAAGCCGTCATAGCTCAGTTTGGTAGAGCGGCTGTCTTGTAAACAGCGGGTCCGGGGTTCGATGCCTCGTGGCGGCTTTAGACCGGGGAAGATGGCCTCGACGTAGAACGCGCTGTAAGCCTCTGAAAGTTCGGGATGTTCCCCGGTTATTATCTGGTTCAAAGACTCGAAGTTGACCGGTTTGTCAACTATCGACATTAGGTCAAGTTCGATTCTTTACGGAGGGGTGTATGGCAAGGATACCGATTGTGGGCGATCATTTCGATTTCTTCATTCCGAACGAGCGAATGGAGATCAACCTGTTTTGCTGCGATTGTGGCCTTTGCCATAATTTCAAGTTCCACAAAACCGAAGACGGCCTGTGGATGACCGTGTCGGCCCGGCCCCGGAAAACGGCCATGAAGCGCCGGCACGGGAACGTGGCCATGATGAACGGGGATAACGAACGCTGGAAGATGGTTCGCAGGAAAAAGGGGTAGGTGGCAGAGCGGCAATTGCGGCGGGCTGTAAACCCGTTGTCTTCGGGCTACGGAGGTTCGAGTCCTTCCCTGCCCATTTCTGGCCTGTAGCTCAGCCCGGGTAGAGCAGTCGGCTGATATCCGAAAGATCGTTGGTTCAAATCCAACCAGGCCAATCGCGGCGGAAAGTAGGTAAGTCCGGTGGTGGCGCGCAAGATTCCGGCACGAAATCCGCTCATGCCTCCGAAGCAAATGGGTAGCGGGTCGCCTGCAAAGCGACCTGGACGTAGGTTCGATTCCTACCGGGGGCTTTATGGAAATGTATTGGATGGGCATTATTTGGTTGTTGGGCATGCTGTCGGTTCCCGTGGGGATCTGGCTGTTCGCGTTCCGCAACCTCGACAAGAAGGGGATGAATGAGTAAGCTTGTTTGGCAACCGCAACCGCGCCAGCAGAAGGCCCTCGAGTGTCCTGCTTTTGAGATGTTCTATGGCGGGGCCGCCGGTGGTGGAAAGTCTGATTTCCTCCTGATGGATTTTGCCCGGCAGATTAGCTATGGCGCTGATCATCGCGGGATTCTGTTCCGCCGGTCTTTCCCTGAGCTGGAGGAGTTGATCCTCCGGTCCTACGAGCTGTACACGCCCATGGGCGCGCAGTGGCGCCAGTCGGACAAGACCTGGACTTTCCCGGGCGGGTCGACCTTGAAGATGCGGTTCGTTGAGGCCGACACGGATGTGCACAAATACCAGAGCCACCAGTATACCTGGACCGCTTTCGATGAGTTGACCAACTGGCCCTCGGATTACTGTTACCTGTACATGTGGTCACGTACCCGATCTGCCGCGGGAGTGCCCTGCTGGGTGCGTGCCGCCGGAAACCCGGGCGGCCCGGGACATGCCTGGGTCAAGACCCGGTTCATTGACGTGGCCCCTCCGGAGCACTTCTACAAGGATCCGAGGACCAGTTTGCCGCGGGTGTTCATTCCGGCCCTGTTGGATGACAATTTCATCCTGATGAAGAATGACCCGGAATACGAGAAGAGGCTCGAGGTTTTGCCCGAGCACCTGTACCGGGCGCTTCGGAAGGGTGATTGGGATATTTTCGCCGGTCAGTTTTTTGGGGACTTCTCCAGGGAGAAGCACGTGGTCAAACCCTTCCCCTTGGATCCGACGTGGATCCGGTTCACATCGCTGGACTGGGGATACAAAAAACCGTTCTCGATTGGCTGGTGGGCCGTGACCAATGATGGGCGATTCGTCCGTTACAAAGAGTGGTACGGGTGCGAGGAGGGTCAACCAAACACGGGCGTTGAGATGCCGGCCAAGGAAGTGGCCGAGAAAGCCTTTCGCATGAGCGCTTCGGACGGTGCCGTGGATATGGTGGCCGATCCCGCGTGCTGGGCCAAGCATGGCCTCGAGGGTGCGAGCGTGGCCGATACGTTTAAGAAGGCCGGTTTTCGTATGCAGAAGGGCAACAACGATCGAGTGGGCGGTGCTGCGAGAATGCACGACCTGTTCAGTACAACCGGCCACGATGGGCGGCCGCTTATACTGATTTTCGATCATTGTGTCGATTTCATCCGGACAATTCCGATGTTGATTGTTAGCAAGAACAAACCCGAGGACGTGGAGACCACGGGCGAGGATCACGTGTACGACGAAGCCCGGTACGCGATCATGAGCCGGCACGGCCTACACCCCGGCCGACACCGTCGGCAATACACGCTTCCGCCCGAGGAGAACTGGAACCGGGGCCAGGGTCCCACCTGGAAATCCCGGCAACAAATCGTTGAAGATTATGTGCGAGAATCATCGAAGCGGGCCAAAGAATACAACCCGATGACCTATTAAAATAAGTGCGAAAAAATACTTGCATATATTGACATTCAACATGTTGTGTGCTATACTTCGGGTATGAACAAGACGCTTTGCATTGTGCTTTTTATCATTGGCTTGGTGGCCGCGCTCTTTGGGGCATTTGGCATCATCGAGGAAGTTTTCCATTGGATCTTTCTCCGGTTGAGCGGGTCTCCGGCCCGGATCACGGGTTGGTGCCAGGTCAATTTTGGGCGTGCCTCCAATTCTACCCTAATAGGGTGCCTGGCCGGGCCGTTTGGTAAAATGTTCGTGCTATATTCGGCCATGTTCTGGTTGTTATACAGGGGTAAAATATCCATGGCGGCCCTGTTGCTGGGTGCCACGCACGCGGAGTGGGGCATGGCTTATTTCGGGCCCGACTTTCGCATCTGGGTGCCCTGGCTGACCAGTGATGCATTCCTGGTGGTAGTGTTGTGGGGGTGGACCATTTTCAACTTGGCCATGATTGGCCTGGGATGGGTGGCGATAGTTTCTACCACAATGAAGCGCAAGTGAGGTATTTTTTATCATAGCAATTAAGGCGACCAAAACGGTCGCCTTTTTTATTGGAGGAAAGCATGGGGGAATCAATTCTCAAAAATAGTGACCTGAATGATTTTCGGACCGGTTTCGAGCAACCGACCTTGGCGGGCTTAATCGGCCGGATTCGTCAGGGCCGGATTTATAGGCCCGGGAAAGAGCGAGAGGCGTTTGTCAATGTAATGGCGGCCCTGGGCTATTCGAAGGGCAAGGGCCAATACGGCAAAGAGGTCTGGCAAAAGGCTGGCGTAGCCTTGGAGCCCGGACAGATGCCGCCCGAATTGCAGGGCGGTGGGTTTTCCAGCTGGGGCGAGGCACTCAAAGCCATTCGCAAGGGATACGGAGAGTAAGGCATGGCCGAAGAGAGGGCTACACAATATCTGCGCCGCTTTGACAAGCTCAAGGACGAGAGGGCCCCGCACGACGATCGCTGGCTCCAGATCTGTGAGTACGCGTTGCCCAACCGTGAGCTGTTGATGGGCGATGAGGACAAGCGCGGAGATCTAACGCATAACAAGGTTTATGATGGTACGGCCATTCACGCCCTCCAGCTCATGTCCAACGGGATCCTGGGCTACATGGTGAGCCCGACCTACAAGTGGTTCAAGCTCAAGTTACTTGATCGCATGCTGAATGAGTTGCGCGTCGTGAAGATGTGGCTGGATGATGCCGAGGCCGCGCTATACAACGAGTTCCAGCATAGCAATTTCTACCCTGCGATGGGTCAGTACATTATGGATTCTGGTGCCCTGGGCACGGCCACGATGTACGTGGGCGAGGAGTTGGGCAAGAATCAGTTGATCTTCTTGGTGCGGCACCCGAAAGAGATCTATATTTCGGCCAATTTTTGGGGCGAGGTGGATACGATTTATCGGGATTACAAGATGACCGCACGGAACGCGGCCAAGTTCTTTGGCAAGGCAAAACTGAGCCAACAGCTACAGCAGGCCCTTAAGGACAACCCGGACCAGGAGTTTGGGTTCCTGCACATTATTGAGCCGCGCGAGGGCCGTAATCCGTCACTGGTGTCTTCGACGAACAAGCCCTGGGCCTCGGTGTACATCGAGAAGAACGAGAAGAAGATCGTCAAAGAGGGCGGCTTTGATTCAATGCCCGAGATCGTGTGGCGCTGGGATGTGTCCAGCGGTGAAAAGTACGGACGTTCTCCGGGAACGAACGCGATCAAGGACGTGATCATGTTGAATCAGGTGGCCAAGAGCAATCTGATTGCGGCCCAGAAACTGGCCGATCCGCCCGTGAACGTGCCCCTGGAAATGCGGGGCAAGGTTAATATCAACCCAGGCGGAAAAACATACTACGAGGATCCCCAGCGGATCGTGACCGATGCCGCTCACCGACCGAACTTGCCGGCGGGCGTAGATCGCGAGGCGCGACTCCAGGAGATGATCCGGAACCATTTCTATGTGGATTTCTTCCTGATGCTGCAACAGACCGACAGGACAATGACCGCTACCGAGGTTATTGAAAAGATGGGCGAAAAGGCTGCCGTGCTTTCATCGATCACGGGCCGTCTTGGGAAGGTGATGGACCGGGTTATCAGTCGGTCTTTTGCGCTTGGGTACCGGGCCGGAAGAATCCCGCCCATGCCCGATGTTATCTTGAACTGGGCCCGGGACCGAGGAAAAGCGCCCGAGTACGAGATCGAGTACATGGGTCCGTTGGCCCAGGCACAGAGGCGTCTATTCAAGAGCCAGGGGATCACCCGTGGAATGGAGTCCATGATTCCGCTGATCCAGATGAACCCAGAGATCCTGGACGTGTTCGATTTCGATGAAATGACCAGGGTGTTGGCCGATGCTTCTGGCATGCCCGAGAAGGTTCTGCGGGATCCGAAGATTGTGGCCCGGATCCGGGAAATGCGCCAACAGGCGATGCAGCAACAGCAACAGGCCGAGGCCATGGACACTGCCGCGGGAGCTGTCCCGAAGTTGGCCAAGAAGCCCGAGCGGGGCAGTATTCTTGATCAGATGATGAACGCGGGCAACAAGGTGGTGCCGTCGTGAGGCTAAAGACCAAGAAAATGAAAGACAAGTACCGGATGTTGTTTAACACCCGGTTGGGCCGTGAGGTGTTCATGGACATGCTCGATGACCTGGGTTGGTTTGACGAGCTTGCATCGGACCCCGAGTTGATGGCCCGACATAACTATGCTGTTGAACTCTTGAAGAACTGTTCGATCTTCAAGGAGGTCAATAAAGAACTCCTGGTTCAGGAGCTATTCAATAAGTCCAATCCGGACTAAGTAGGAGGCATAAATGCTTAACACGAACGACGTAGCAGGAGCCCTGGTGGCTGAGAATGGCCCGATCGACAAGCTGGAACTGGAGACTGGCATTGCCAAGTCTGACCGAACCTGGCTGGGTGTCTATCAGGCAAAATTGGCCGCTGGTCCTACCCGAAAAGACGAGGACATGAGATTCCTCAAGCTTTTCATGCGTTGGGCACTGCATATACACAAGCAGTAATACAACGCAACAAAACACATTTAAGGAGTATGGGTAATGTTGATTGACAACACCAACCTGATCCGGAACGTTCGGTTCGAAGCCGATTCCGGTGCAGCCGGCGGAGGAGAGCCGGACAACACGGGCGAGGGAAACGCCCCTGAGTTTCCTAAGTGGATGGCACAGCTGGGCGACGAGGACAAAGAAAACAAGGACTTCGCACAGTACCAGTCCATCCCGGAGTTTGCCGGCGCTTTCAAGGAATTGAAGGTTAAGGCCGACGGCATTGAAACGGCTCCCGAGTCAGTGGACGAGTACGAGCTGGAGATGCCCGAAGCCCCCGAAGGTTTCGAGGAAGATGCCGACACGCAAAAGGCTTTTCGTGAGTTCGCGAAGGCGAGCAACTTCACGAAGGCACAGGCGAAGGAAGCCTACAAATGGTTTAACCAAACCATCTTCGATCAGTACAAGGCCGCGCTGGCCGCGGACGCAAAGCGCAAAGACGAGGCCCTGGGGCAGCTGAAAAAGGATTGGGGCGATGAGTTTGAGGCCAAGAGCGAATTGGCCCAGCGTGCCCTGGACGCTTTCGGTAGCGAGGAGCTGCAGAAGGCTTTTACAGCCTCTGGTTTTATAGCTCACCCCGAGGTCATCAAGGCGTTTGCCAAGATCGGAGAAGCGATTGGCGAAGACCAGCTCGAGCCTGGCAGTGCCAAGGATGGCGCCACCGGGGACGAGAAACTGTTGAACGAGATATATCCTTCCATGAAGGATGCTCCCGTCAGGAATAGATGGTAATGAAAATTATCTTCTGTTTACCGGGGAAGAGCTTCACGCAGGGTTTCATGCAGAGCTGGACAAAGACGCTGGCCTACTGCATGAGGACCGGTACCGAGATAGAGTTGTCTTGGGGATATTCCTCAAGCGTGTTTCACTGCCGCAACGATCTCGTGTCGATGGACAAGAATCCAGAGCTGCCAGAACAACGATTGCAGCCGTTCATGGGCCAGGACTACGATTTCGCAATGTGGATTGACAGTGACACCGTGTGGGAACCGGAAGACATTCAGAGGCTCGTTGATGCGGACCAGGACATCATCAGCGGATTCGTGCCAGTTTCACCGCAGCATGCAGCAGTGGGACTGTTTAACGATTTCAATCCGTCGTTATTTGTCCGTAATTCCGCGGTCAAGGAGTTTGCGGAGCAGGGCGGTCTATTCGAGGCCGACTTTGCCGGGTTTGCCTTTATCCTGATTAAAAAGGGCGTGTTTGAATCCATGGAATATCCATGGTTCCGACCTGATGTGCGTACTTTGCCCAACGGGAGGATCCTCTTCCCGTCCGAGGATTTCGCATGGTGCATGCGGGCCAAGGAGTTGGGCTGGAAGATTTATGCACATCCCCAGGTACAACCTGGACATCAAAAAGAAATGACAATGGGGCCATAGGCGCGTCGCGCTTAGCCCCAAGACTCCCAAAACCAGTTCGTAGTAGTGCACCTGCAAGTTACGCGAAACGTAACCTTTCGGGGGATAAGGATCGTTTGGCTTGGTTGGGAATGAAGCGCGCTGAGCAGGGGAGCTGACATACCGCCATAAGGAGAAAAATATGGCTATTGCTGATCAGCTCACTCTTGTCGAGCTGGCCAAGAGAACCAACAACAAGAAGATGCTGGCTATTGCCGAGGTTCTCGACAAAAAGGTCCCGATGCTTCGAGACGCTGTGTGGGTGGAAGCCAACCAGCTGACCGGGCACGTGATCAATCAGCGCACCTATTTGCCCACCGGATCTTTCCGGCAGGTCAACAAAGGTGTGCCGAAGTCCGCATCACAAACCAAACAGATCACCGAGTCTATCGGATTGATCGAGGATCGCAGTGAGGTCGATGAATACCTCATAGATTTGGCCCCGAACCCCAAAGAGTTCCGCTACGACGAGGACATTGCTCACGTGGAGGGCTTGGCCCAGACCATGGGCGATGCCGTCCTGTACAAGAGCCTGGCCGCCGAGCCCCTGGCTTTCGACGGATTTCAGGTCCGGTACAACGCTTTGTCCAAGGCGAATGTGTGGGACTGTGGGGACGCGACCGGTGATTCTGTCACCAGCGCTTACCTCATGCAGTGGGGAAAGCGCAAGGTACACTTCGTGTATCCGAGAAACGCCATGAACGACTTCATCAAGATGATCGACCTTGGCAAGATGCTCGTGGAAGACGGAGTGGATTCCGGCTACAAGTTCGTGGCTTTCGTAACCCAGTTCAAGTTCAACATGGGCATCGCGGTATGGGATGATCGGTGCATCCAGCGGATCGCCAACATCGGTACCACGACCGCCAACCACTTCGACATCGACCTGGGAATCAAGGCCTTGAACGAAATGCCTAACGAGGGTCAGGGTGCTGTGATGTACGTCAACAGCACGGTCAAGTCGCAACTCGAAATCGCGGCCAAGAACGGTGCGGATTCCATTCTGCGCTGGGTCAAGGTCGACGGTATCGGCGATGTGCTCTACTTCAAAAATGCCCCGATTCGGGTGCACGAGAAGATCAAGAACACAGAAGCCGTGGTGAGCTAAGGAGGAGCCGTATGATTCTTGATTACAAAAACCAGTTCTGCGCTCTGACTGAGTGCACCAACTCGAAGAGCCTGGGCGTCCTGGATTTTGGCTCGATTGCCGAACCCGGGAAGGGGTCTCCCCTGTACGTCCACGTGTTCTCGGACGGAGGTTTCGCCTCCGGAGCCGAGGTATTCTCGATCTACGTTAAGACCGGGACAACCTCTCCGGGCGACAACCAGAGAATGGCCATTGGGCCTATCTCTGCCGCGACCGCTTCGGTGGCCGGACGGATCGCCCGCGTGGCCCTGCCCGCGCAGGACCTCTCTCAGTTCGTGTCCGCGTATTTCTACGCGGAAACTGCCGTAACTGCCGGTGGTAAGCTTCGGGTCGAACTGGCCCCTGGCGACGCGTAAGAGATAGAACGCAGTCAATCAAGCCCCTGGGGGAAACTCCGGGGGCTTTCTTTTGGAGGTAATTGGTGGTCTATACCGATGTTTCGATATGCAATCTGGCTCTATCCAAGCTGGGCGAGCAAACCCTTACCGATCTTAGTGGTGACGACAAGGCAACAGATCTTTGTAATCAGCACTACCAGCACGTCCTGAATACTGTATTTCAGTTGTACGACTGGAAAGAAATCGTGGTGCGTTCAGAGGAGTTGAGCGCGGACGAAACCGAGCCCAATTCCGGATACGCCTATCAGTACACCCTCCCCAATGACTGTTTGTATCTGGTGGAAGTTGTTGATTGGGACCTGCCCTATGTCGTGGAGGCGGGGAAGCTCCTGATCGATGCGGATACCTGTTACATCCGGTACATCAAGGAAGAGGATGACGAAACTGCTTTCAAGATGGCCGCCCTTCTGGTAGAGGCCATCGCCTCTCGTCTGGCCGAGGTCCTGGCAATCCCGCTGGGCAAGGCTCTTTCCCTCAAGCAGATCATGGCCCAGGATTTTGCCATGGCCCTCATGGCCGCGAAACAGCACGATGCCCGGTGGCGCCAGGAGCCCGATTCCGGATCCGACCTCTGGGTAGATGCCCTGGACAACGATTAATCATGAAATCCGAACCTTTTTTCAACAACTTCACCGGGGGCGAGGTCTCTCCTCGCTTTGCTGGGCGCGTTGATGCTCCCGATTACGCCAGGACCGTGCGAACCCTGGAAAATCTGATCGTACATCCCTCTGGCGGCGTCGATCGCCGGCCCGGAACGTACTATTGTGGCGGGGCTAAAACCAACACCGGGACCGTCCGCCTGATTCCGTTTGTAGCGTCTTCGGGCCAGGCATACGTGTTGGAGCTGTCTAACCTGTTGATCCGGGTTTGGAAAGATGGGGCATTGGTGCAGTCGGGCGGGGGCAATCTGGAGATCGCCGCCCCGTGGGCCGAAGCAGATTTGTTTGAGCTGAAATACGCGCAAGCAGAAGATTCGATGTATTTTGCCCATCCCGATTACTTGTTGTACAAATTGAATTGCTATGGTTCGGAGGCATGGAGTATAACCGATCAAACTTTTTCGGTACTTTTGTCTGTTGTTTCTCGAGCTGATCAGGATGTGATTTTATACAATCACACTGGCGATGTCTTTCAGAAAATCCCCGATCCGGACGTGTTGCCGTCCAGCGCTACAAGTGCAACGTGTTTTTCGCAAGACGGAAAATATCTTTGTATC